CTATTAGTTCCATCTCCTAATTTTAACTGACTTGTTGCACCAAAAGCAGAAGTTCCTGCTTGTATTGTAACACTTCCAGTAGGAATTAATATATCTAATTTCTCCCCTGGTGATGTTTTTCCAATACCTACATTACCACTATCATCAATTCTCATTCTTTCATTATTATTAGTATAAATAGCTAATTCACCATCACCTTTTTGTTGGAAACCAGTATTATTATCTCCTATTGCTAATTGAATACTTGGACTATCTGTTCCAATACCTAATCTTTTATTTGTATTATCCCAAAAGAAATTAGAATTGTCCGTGTCTATTCTACCTTCGCCATTGTAAAATAAAACACTACCTGCAGTTCCTAAATTACTTGCTCCTTTTATTGCAGAATAATTTGGTAAGTAGATGTCTGTAGCTACAGGTGTTCTAACTTCAGAACTAGATTTCATACTCTTGATCATACGTTGGGTTTTATTGATACCTACCATTATAAACCAACTTGTTCGTTTTTATTAACAAGAGATTTTCTAGGGACTAGGTTAGTAGTTCTACCTTCTTGAGATTGAGTTCCCCCTGTTAAACCTTTTTCGACTGGCCACTTTCTTTTAGTCTCTTTTTGTTTAATACCTGAAGGACCTGCTTGTATAGCTGCCATAGAATTGGTATGTTATGAAACTATAAAAATGTTATTATTTAGAACTTTTTGTTTTTTTAGGTGCACTAACTTGAGCATACTTTGGATGTTTTAATTTTCTTTCAATTCTTGCTTCCATTTCAGCAGCTCTTAATTTAGCGTTATGAATAACGTCATTCCAATCTTTATGATGTTCAGGTGCTGGTATAGTTCCATCTACTAAATCATTATAATGTTTCAATAATCTTCTACAGTTTTCTAAAGTCATCTTTATACCACCGTATCTGTTATTTGATGAACAGATTTAGGATTAGTTAATAATCCTTCTCCCATTTCCCACACCCTTATTTTCTTTCCAATACCTGGATTATCAATAACTGCAGATGTTAATGGGCTAAATGATTTCCATTCTGCACTTCTATTTGGAATAAATTGTAAAGCATTATCAGTTGTTGCATTCTGTGATACAATAACTCTATTTCCTAAGATTTCCATTACTTGCCCTTTCACTACAGCTTGGCTTGAGAAAGCTGGTATGCTTGAACCTTTAATTGTTATTAAATAATTCAATAAGTTTTCATGTTCAATTGGATTTATATACATTACAATATTATTAGTATCATAGCTTTGAGCTCTTATCTTTCTGTTACCTGTTAGAATATCTTTAATAGGATTTCCTGTAGTTATATCATCCCAACCATCAGCTACTGCAGCTGTTGTTAAAGTATTTGTTGGATTAGGTGTAGTTGGTGTAGCAGCAGCTGCTTCAATTAAAGTAGAGTAAATTCTTATATCTACTTGGTTAGCTACACCTCTTATTAAATCTCTAATTGTTGTTGCCATTGGCTGAACATCACTATCTTTCAGGTCTTCTACTGATATAGTTTCACTTTCAACCATGAACTTTTTAACATAAGAAGTATTCCTTGTCCATGTTGGACCTACTATTGTTGGTAATGCTCTCTCAGGAACATTATAAATTTTAGAAGCTGTGATACCTGACGTATCTGTGCTATCAAGAAATCCTGCTGTTTTCTGATACCATCTGATTTCTCTTGATGTTGTTTTAGAATTAGTAACTAAGCCTTTAAGTAAACTATCTTCATCAGCGAATCCTGTTACGAATTTGTTAATGTCAATTCCTCTTATATCTGCTTGACCTACTGCATCAACCATTATTCTTCATCCTCATCTTTTTTCTTTTCTTCTTCTACCATTATGCTAATACTGGGTTAATTGGATTTAATAGAAATTTAAATGATTGTGTATCGGTTGCTGTTTCTAAAGCAGTTCCTATAATACCCTCACTATTTGCATCTCCAACAACTAATTCGTTAGCTGCTCCTGTTCCCTCATCTAATATGATTGCTCTCCCAACAGTTACCCCTGCTGCTCCTGCAAATCCTTTAAATATACCTCTTAAATAAACTGCAATTTCTGTCTTTCCATCAGAAGCTATTTTTTCTTCTGCTGCAATTCCAATAATTTTTGCATCATCTCCAGTTCCTGTTGCTACAGTCATAGGATCAGAAATCTCTAACACTGCACCTTTCTCTATACCTGTTCCATCTGCGCAAGTAAAACCTACTGCAGGTTCAAGTTCAATTAATAATTCACATTCAAGTGCCATGTGTTAGGGTTGTGTTAACTTCTATTTAAGCTTTTCTTTTTCTAAAGCAATATGCTTATCAGCTAATGCAATTAAATCTTTAGCAACAATCACATTTATTTCACTTTTTAGTAGAGCTTCTTCCTGTCCTCTTTTTAAATCAGTCCACTCTACCTGAGCTTTAGTTCCAATCTTTACACCTAAGTCTTTTGGTTCTTTCATTCTCCTTCCCCTGCTAAAATTTTCTTAGCATATTCTTTGGGTGTTTCCTCTTTCTTCTCAGGTGTTTCTTGTCCAGCCTCGGTAGTTCCACCAAGTAAATTATCAGCAGCTAATCTTTCTTCTCTATTTAAAATTTCTTCTCTTCTATCAAGTTGCTCTTTCATTTCGCTAGCAGCTTCCCTGCTCTCGTCCAATAAACTTTTCTTTTCGGTTAATTCTGAGCCTTTTGGCGAAGTTTCTTTTTCTATCACTTTATCTTTTGCATCCATTTTTCTATCATCTCCATTATTTTTTCTTTAGGCATTTGTACACCTAAGATTAGTAATATAGCACCTATAACATAAGTTCTGAATGTTCCATTAATTCCGAAGAACATTGCTGTTATTTGTAAAAATCCTAAAATTATTATTCCTGTCATTAAAACTTTATCTGATTTCATTATACAACTCCTTTAATCTTTTTTTCAGGCGAACCTCTTGCTACTTGACTTTGTCTTACACCTGCAAATCCACCTGAGGTTCTTGGTTTGGCAGCTTCACTTCTCCTTTGTGCAGCTTGTTTTCTTTGTTCTTCTCTTTGTCTTTGTAAATGTTGAACCCTACTTCTTGTCATCATTCTTCCTGTAACAGGGTCTGCAATAATTGCGTTAGGTCCTTCATTACTTGACGTTGCTTCACTAAGTGCTGCTGCATTTAATTGTTCTTGTGTTAATTTGCTTTTTTCAGGTAATGATTGGTTTATCATTTCTTCATTAGGGTCTAAGAAAGACATTGGTTCTTGTTCCATACCTAAAGTTTTTTTATCCCTTACCTCTTGAGCATTTAATTTTAATTGTTTTCTTTCTGCATCAGCAACTTTAACTCTTTCTCTTGCTATTTCTAAAGCTGTTTCTTGGTTTCTTTCGTTTGCTCTATCTATAGGGTAAGCAATTAAATTAAGAGGGTTTGCTCCATAACTTACATAAGTGCTAAATCTTGCAATCTTAAATTCTTTTTCTAATAAATCTATTTCTGCGTTTGCATCTTCTTTAGACATTGCTCCACTTTCTACTAAAGAGGGTATTCTTCCTGCATTAATACCTACACCTGTTAAAACATTATCTTGTGCTTGCCAATGGGTAATAAAACCCATTCCACCTATTGCTATTATAGGTGCTTTATATTTATTATAAAATTTTATTAATTTGCTTGTGCTTCCACTTCTTAGTGCATCTTCATATTCTTGAAGTGCTTTTGTTTTTCTTGCATCATCATAGTCTGTCCCAAATCTTGTTGATACATCTTCTGCTACTTTATTAACTCTTTTTTTTATTGCTTCATCTTTAATTTTATCTGCTAAAAATTCACTTCCTGTTCTTGGATTTATTCCTAATTCCCCTACTTCTTCTATAATTTCTTCTCCACCTGTTACACCTTCTACACCTTTTTTTGCACGCCTTGCACTTGTAAGTGCTTTCAGTCCAGGCACTACACTAATTTCTGCTAAAAATTCTCCTACACTAAATCCTTCTACAGGAACTGTAACATTTTGTCCTAATTCATCCTGGACGATTTGGTTAAAGAATTCAGGGTCTGCATTTTTAATTCTATTTAGAAAACTATTTAGACTTGCCATTATGTTTGACCCCCTACATTTGCAGGTTGTAGTGATGTATCTTCAGGTGTTGCTGCTTGCATAGTTTCACTTTTACTCTCTCCTGTTAGTATCTCTTGTCTTAGACTTGCAGGGAACTCTAAATTTATTTGAATGCTTAACTGCATTAAAACTTGTTCTTCTATATCTAACTGACCTTCTTCTATTGTTTGTTCAAATGATAGGTAAACAATCTTACCAGCAGCTTCTGTAAATTCTGATGAATTACCGACGATGATTTTAGGTACTCCAGCAGTTTCATAGAATTGATTATCTAAATCCTTAATCCATTGTTTAGGGTCAAGAGTTGCGTTAGGTGCTACACCACTAACTTCTGTTTCTACTGTGTCCATTGGAATAAATATGTCTTCAAAATCTTCTTTAGCTGCTTTTACTTTTTCTTTGAAAGCTGTTATCTTAGCTTCTTTATCAGACTTTAATTTCCAAATTCTAATAGGTGTTATGTTTCTTCTTAACATAGTTCTGTTATCTCTTTCAGCTTCTTCCTTTGCTGTTACAACCCATTTTAAAACATCCACTAAAGAAGTTCCATGTATTTCATCTGCTATTCTATTTCTTGATAGGTGGAACATGTTTTCAGGCATTATCTTTCCTACCTTCTTTTTGTTATTTGTTTTAGAATAAATATTATAATGAATTATAATTCCTTTTCTGTTTTGAACAATACCTACGATGCCTGGGTCTATTGGTTTTAAATTAATTAAAAAGCCTTTTTTATTTTTTATTATTTCTGCAAAAGCATCCCCACCTATTTCCATAACTTTTTTTAAATTTTTAAGAATTGAATTAAAAGTTTCTTTTCCATTACCTTTAATATTTAATAAAATTAATCTGTTAAAATTATCAACTACTAAATAACCTTTCCCAATAGTCCATCTAGCTAAGGCATCTATTGCATTTCTAATTGTTCTATTATTTTTGTATAAACCAAATTGTTCGGACCAATCGTGGTTTCTCCATTCAGTTTCTTTTTGGTCTTGTGCACTATCAGTTATTTCACTATCAATTATATGAGAACCTATACTTGCATCGTGTGTTGATGTTTGTGTTTGTGAAATATTTAATTCTGTCATTTTCTATATATCTATTTTAAAGGGAACTTGTATAATAAGGTTTGTATCAACGTTATCAGGAAAACATAACCATGCTTGTGAAGGATTACCACCTGCAGTTCCATTTCCCTGAACATCATTTCTATTTTGGGGGTCACATCCTATTCCCCAAACTTTATACCTATCATTTTCATTTTTAGCAAATAATTTAACTGTTAGTCTTAATTTTTCTCCTACTCTAAATTTTTGATTTGTTACAGAAAAGAACTCACAATACATAATACCTGCTTGAGCATTATCACTTAAAGATTGTTCGTAATCTTCTGTTGTTTTATCTCCTAATTCTGTTTCAGTTCCACCTGAAGTTACATGGTATAATAAAAATTGTCCTCTCACACCTACAGTTTCTGTTTCAGCTCCAGCATGGGCATCTCCCATAGCCATTGGAACATTTACAATAACATTGCCATTTACTATTCTTGGTGCTCCAAAAGTTAAATCAAAATCTACATTTAGTTTTTCTGTGTAGGTGTCTAATCTTTCATCGTATGCTTTATGAACTATCCATGATGAATAAAAAGTTGAGTTACTAAATACTTCATCACTTCCACCTGTATCTACATGATTACCCCCATAAAAAACTACGTTAGAAACACCTTGAGCTACATCGTTAAAATTAAAATTTGCTAATGCTGGTGTTGTTGGTGTTATTACGTCAGCCATCTTTTAAATCCTTATTTATTCTCCCTTCTTCAAAGGCTTTTTCTTCTTCAGGAAATACCCCATCGTCCCTTCTGTCGAATGGTGTTGAGAAACCTAACAAAATCATTTCTTCGTCCATGAAAGCACCATCGAACATTGCACGTCCTAAAAGTCTTCCCCATTTTTCTTCCTTCTTTTTCCCTAATATAATATCAATAGTTTTTCCTTCTATTGTTTCTCTTAGGTAATCCCTTGATTGTTTTCCCCCTATTTCCGAGAGTTCAGGGGCATTAGTGCCCTCAAATCTCATCGGTGTTAAGAAGGGAAAATCAGGTATCTTAATTGTAATCGTATCTCCGTCGTGAACCTTATAAACTTTACTTTCGAACTCAGTCATTATGTTAAGTTCTTCTCTTTGTTCTTCTGTGAACTCTCTAACTTTCCTACTTCTTAATTTAATCAATCTATAGTCCCTGTTGAAGGGGTTTTTATGAATTTTTGTTTTTCTTTATTCTTTAGTAAACTTAATTTTCTTAAGTAACTATCTCTTAAAAAATTAATAATTCCTTCTGCTTCTAATCTTGTGATGTAACCACCTTTATCATAATTTACACAATACATCGCTGCGTAATCTGAATTAGCTCCTTGTAGGATTAATTTGGTTGATACAGGAGCTGCTGCAAAGTTAGTAGTCCAATCATAACCACATCTTAAATTTATATCGCTCTCTCCTTCAGCAATCCAGATTTCTACAATATCTTCTCCACCTGCAGTAACTGTTCCTGCAACTAATGCTGTATTAACTCCATCACCTGCTTTAGCTGTTACTTGTGCTGCTGAAGTGAAAGTTGTTACGACTGCCATTTTCTTAATTGTCTCCCCATTTTTTCTATAGCAACTGTTAAACTTTCCATTGCATCAACTAATGCCTTTGTATCATCAGTTACTTTTAATGTTCTATCAATTTTTCTTTCTACCATTTTATTGGAAAGATACCCAAATATTTAAGCTTTTGTCTTTAATGCACCAAGCAGCTCTTATCAATCCTTCTGCAATATGAGAGAACCTTCCGTTGTGTGCACCATAAATTTTCATCCTACCTGTGTCAGGATCATGTTCTGCTTGGATAGATTTAAGACTTGCTTTTATCTCATCATCGTCGAGAAGTTTGATTTTATTTTGTTCCATTAATCTTTTAAGATTATTATAAAGGTCTTCCTTAGCCATTGTTTTCTTTTGGGTTTTTAATTTTCCCTTAACCATTTTTTCCCCAACAACTCTTGATGCATTATTAATTTCTACTACTAAATTCTTATTATCATCATCTTCTCTTAATATATCACAAACTGTTATGCCCATACCCCCACTATCAATATATTCTTTTCTAAATTCATATTTTTTGTTAAGTTCTATTATGTGTCTTGCAGATTGAGGTATTGGGATGTTTCTTGTTGTAATGCTTTCAACATGTATTAAATCATTTTCTCTTATGTCTACAATTTCATAAGTAAATTCATCCCTGTCCATTCTTGCAACATCACATCCTAAATAGTATTCTCCTCTTATTATGTTAGGTCTTCTTTTACCAACACAACATCTTCTTATGCTTTCATCAGTAAAGAATTGTTTTAACTCATCAACAAATTCCCCAAGATACATCTGTGCATATTGTGCTTTTGTTCTTGTTAATTTCTCTCTATCTAAGAAGACTTGGTCTTTTCTTGGACAGTCTTCGCTTGATGTGTGGAATGCTGTAAAACTTTCATCTTGGAAGCAGTCATAGTAGTATCCTTCTTTCACAAAGGGTGTAGATAGTAACCATATTTCCCCTCTTGTGATTGCTAATGCAGGAACAATAGAATTCCATACTTCTTCTGGAATAAATGCTGCTTCATCTGCTATTAATAGGTGAATAGTGAAACCCATTATTCCGTACCCTGTATCTCCACATGGTAGTGAATGGATAACAGAACCGTTCTTTAGAACTATTTTATGTTTAGTTGGGTTTTGCCCTACCCCTTTACCTTTTTTAATTTCCTTTCTATCAAGATTAAAGAGAATTTTAGCAAATAGAAGCCCTGCTTGTCTTTCAGTCTTTGAAATGACCATAATTAGTTTATCAGGGTTCTCCATCGCATATATTGCTGCTTTTTTTCCTATTACTGTGCTTTTTCCAACCTGTCTGCCACTTCTTAGACATATATTGCCTTTCGTCTTCATAACTTCTTCTTGCCATGGGTCTAATTTCATTCTCTTAATCCTAATTCTTCAATTCTAAAGTGTTCATGCTCTATTTTTAAAGATTTACACCCTCTACTCTCTTTTTCTTCACAATCAATACATATTACTTTAGTATTGTCAGGACAGTAAAAGAAAGGGGTTTCTGTTTGTTTTTTATTACAGAATTTACACCATAATATATCTGCTCCCTCATTTTCTTCTTTTGATAATTTTAATTCCCAACCTTTAGCCTGTGCTAATTTTAATAACTCTCCCATTGTATTTATCCTCCTCTAATTTTTTTTCTAAAACCTTAACAGATGCTTTTAATATTTTAATTTGTTCTTCGGCTTTTGTATCTTTTATATCTTTTGTAATTGTTTGCACATAATCTTTAAGGAATGAATTAATAGTTCCCGACATATTAATTCCTCTCGCTTTTGCTTCTAGTAAAACTTCAGAGTCTATTGTTATGTTAATATTACTTTTCATAGATAGATAGATAGATATACTTATATATAAAGATATAGTAAGTATAGTAGATAGAAATCTGCATTGGAAATCAAGGGGGGTACTGTTAATAGTACTATATAATATTTTTTTCTGCGAGTTCCTACAATAAGAATAATATAACAAACCAATACTCGCATAACTAATCTAGCACCAACATGCCATCGCACCATAGGCCAACACAATGCACGCGAGCGGAGCGAGCGACTAGGATGCGAACGGAGTGAGCTTGAGCGCGGAGCGCGTATAGGCGCAGAGCATCGATACTTTACCCTGGATAACCATACCCATCGATATACGAATATGGCCATTGTCTGAGCGGAGCGAGTGGCCATATCGATATAGCTATGGGTATGGGCTAACCTTCACTAGTTCTAGTACTATAGCCATACCATATAGCTCACGCTCTATGAACAAGACTAGAAGAACACCATAGCTATATGGCTAACCCTACGAGTTAGTATGTTCTAGCATGTATTTAAGCATTGCTCTTGTTCATGCTCTATTTTACCTATCCCTAACAGGTGTCCATTCTAGTGGAACAACATGTATGGTAGGCTCTATAACATCATCCCACCATACCCATAACTCTAGATCAAGCTTTGGATGTTCTTTCTTGAATAACCAATAACATTCAAGCATTGGGAACTCTTTATTTGTCTTTACTTGAATAAACTTAATGTTGTTACCTTTAAGTGCTATAACATCCCATAACCCAAAGAAATCAACTGATCTAGCATATCTTGTTGAACCTTTAACTAGGCATACTTTCCAACCATTATTAATTAAATAATCTCTTGTTTTAAGTTCGTTTCTTCTACCTTTTCTTCTTGAATTCATTATTAAGTCTTTGTATATTTCTCCTTTAAATTATCCCATGTTTTACAATCTTTACAACTACAAAGTTCGTGCATCCATCTTGGGAAAAATCTTTCTATATCTTCAAATATCTCTTTTACTGTTTCTTTTCTAACTTTCAAATAGTGTAATTTTATAAGTTTAACCCTTTCAGTTTCATATTTACTTAACTTCTTAATAGTTCTTTTAGCTAAACTAAGTTCTTTTCTTAATTCATGGTTTCTTTGTTGTAATCCTAATATAGCATCTTTCATTTTCTATAATTAAAAATAGATGGGCAGGGGGTAGGATGGTCTCCTTATAACCTACCCATCATGTATCACTTAACCCCCATGAGGTGTGTGATTATATCTTTTGTTTCTTTAAAGCATTACTGAGATTAATCTCAGCTTGCTCATGGTAGTATCTATCTGCGTCATCTTCTATCTTTTGACACTTACTACATCTACACATCTGATGACCTCTTATCATCCATGCATCTTTCATCAGATATACATCTATTACATCTTGTTATTCCTGTAATTACTATCTCCTCACAAGTCATACATTTATCTATTTTAGACATCTTCATCAACTCCATATTTACCGCAATGGAAGCATTCATAACCTTTAATTAGGTTATGTCCATCTTCACAACTAGTGCAATTCATCGGAAAGCCAATCGAGCTTGCTTAACAAGCTTAATTGCCTCATCCATAAGTAGTTGTCTCTTTTTCTCATCTTTAGCCTCTAGAGTAGTGCATAAAGTCATAAATATATTAACTACATAACTTGTATAAACACCTTGTTCTTTGCTTTGTAGAAGTGGATTTTTTATTATAGTTTCTTCTGCATTAACAACTTCTTCTTCAACATGAGTTACATCCCCATCTGATACTTTAACAAATGCCTTAATAACTCTATTAGTGTATTCTCCATTTTTTGTAACAGTTTGTTTTACTTCAACAACTGAACCTAGATGTTCTTGTAATTGATCTGCTGTTGTCTTTAAGAAACAACTAGCCCATCCCTCATTGGTTTTAATTCTCCAATAAACTTTTCCTGCTTGAGACTTTTTAGCCTCAACCTGTACTATTTCTATTTTTGTGTTTTCCATTGTCTTTCGACCTCCTGTCTTGCGACTATGATTTCTTATAACCTGCCTTATGCGAACTCTTGCGAGGAAAATAGGTATTGGACGAATTAACAAACCTCACTATTTTTAGTTCACAAACCTTTCGCAGTTCGCACAATGATTGTTATGCGTATTTTTTTAATTTAATGAATTTCTTTCTCCAATCATCTCTATCCATGCTTATTTGTTTATAATTCCACTTCCACATTTGAACTTTAGCTTTTTCTTTCTTTAATTTTGCTTTTAAAACCACTATTTCTTTATTAGTTTTATATTTTTTTAACATCTTCTACCCACATCTCATTCTTTTTATCCCAATGATAACCATCTCTTTTTAATGTGCATATTATTGCTTTCATTTTTCCCTCCTTAAAGTTCTGATAATATGTATTAAACCAACTTTACCAATATTAAAATAAAAGCTAGTTTTACTATTAATGCTACTAATTGTATTCTAGTCATTTCCAATCCATCCTTTTACATCTTGGACATTGCTTAGGATCTTTTACCCTTGCTGTCCACATGTATTTACAT